TCACTACAACGTGAGAACATCGAAATCCAAGACTTAGAAACTATTGAACGAGTAAAGGGGTCGATGGAGGTAGATGAGTTTTGGAACATAACCGACAAAGGGCGAATAATATTAAGTCCTTTAAAATTCAAAAGGTGGCTCGAGCAAAACAACTTCATGAAGTATTATCCAGCTAACGGTAACACTTACACCTTTATCCGTAAGGAACAAAACTTCATTGAGGAAACTAACGAAAAGAAAATCAAAGATTTTGTACTTGATTATTTATTGAGCAATGATAAAATAGGGGCGAAGCCTTATGACTACATTGCAGGAAACCCACAATTTTTTACATCAAACTATCTATCTTTTTTAAAGTCAGCCGACATTCAGCTAAAAGAAGATACACCAACTGAATGTTTTATTTACTATTCAAACTGCGCTTTGAGAGTTACAAAGGACGGAGTAGAACAAATAGACTATGTAAGGTTAAATGACTATGTATGGAAGAACCAAATAATAAACCGTGAGTATAATGAAACAGACCACCATCCAGCTATATTCCGTGAGTTCATCTGGTTAGTTAGCGGTAAAGACATTCAAAAGTACAACACATTTAAGTCAGTGATTGGTTATCTCCTTCACACTTTCAAGACTTCAGCAAATAATAAAGCGATTATTTTTAATGACGAAACAATAAGCGAGAACCCGAATGGGGGAAGTGGCAAAGGTTTATTTTGGAACGCCATAGCGAAGATGAAAAAGGTCAGCATGATTGACGGCAAGACATTTGAGTTTAATAAGTCCTTCCCCTATCAAACCGTTTCAACCGATTGCCAACTATTAGTATTTGACGATGTTAAAAAGAACTTCAGTTTTGAAAGTCTTTTTAGCTTAATTACTGAGGGTATCACTTTAGAGTACAAAGGACAAGATGCGATTAAACTACCCATCCAAAAAAGTCCGAAAATATTAATCACAACTAATTACACCGTTGGAGGTGTTGGCGGTTCATTTGAGCGCAGAAAGTTTGAAATCGAAATGAGTAGCTACTTTAGTGCTAACCGTACACCATTAGACCACTTCGGGCATTTACTTTTTGACGACTGGAGCGAAAGCGAATGGGCAAGGTTTGACAGCTACATGGTTAATTGTTTGCAGTATTATTTGACAAACGGCTTAGTTCAAAATGAATTCAATAACCTAGTGGTTAGAAAGTTCATCAAAGAAACTTCATTTGAGTTCTACGAATGGACAAAGGACGGAGCTATAGCGCACAACGAGCGTATAAATAAAACTACAATTTTTGAAAACTTCACCAACGAGTACCAAGACTATAAAAAGTGGCTAACAAATAAGAAGTTTAAAAAGTGGCTAGAAAGCTATGCAAGGTTTGTTGACCATGATTATAACGAAGGAAAGTCACATCATGAGCGTTGGTTTTCTATTGATTTAAAATTAACCGAAGCACCTTTCTAATATGTTCCAACTAAGAGAATACCAATCCGAAGCCGTTGCTAAAGGTGGTGAAATATTAAAGGCTAAAGGCTTGTTAATACTTAATTATATGGTTAGGTTGGGCAAAAGTCACATCGCATTATCAATAGGCAGTAACTACTCAAATGTTTTATTTGTCACTAAGCTAAAAGCAATAAGCAGTATAGAGAAAGACTACGCCACAGCAGGTTACACGTATCCGATTACGATAATTAACTACGAGCAACTTCATAAACATAAATCGAATTACGAACTAGTAATCTTTGACGAAAGCCATAGTTTGGCAGCGTTCCCGAAACCTAGCATCAGAACAAAACAAGCGAAGCGAATATGTGCAAACGGTTGCAAGGTTATTTTAATGACAGGAACGCTACTACCCGAAAGCAACGCTCAAATCTTCCACCAGCTATTTGTTTCAAAATATTCACCGTTTAGAAACTATCCGAATTTCTACAAATGGCATAATGACTTCGGCACTATAAAACTAAAATACACTTCATACGGCACGTCAAACGATTATAGCGTGGTTAACTACGATAAGGTTATAAAGTACATCGACCCTATAATGTTGACCTATACGCAAAAGGAAGCAGGATTTGTGAGCGAAATAAACGAACACTTCATGACCGTAGAAATGAAGCCGTCAACCTATGCTATTATTGACCGACTAAGTAAGGATTTGATTATTGATGGTAAAAGTGGAGTAGTTTTAGCTGACACATCGGTCAAGTTAATGCAAAAGGTTCATCAAATGTATAGCGGAACGGTGAAGTTTGAGGACGGCAATCGAATAGACTTTGACGACAGCAAAGCAGTGGCAATAAAACAAAGGTTTGCAGGTAAAAAAATAGCTATTTTCTACAAGTTTATTGCTGAATTGGACGCTATCAAGAAGCACTTTGACGTTACCGACAATATCGAGGAGTTCAATTATTCAAATAAAACCATAGTTTTGCAAATAATAAGTGGACGTGAAGGCATTAATTTGTCAAGTGCGGAGGCTTTAGTTTATTACAATATTGATTTTAGTGCGATTAGCTACTGGCAATCGAGGGACAGAATGACAACTATAAACCGAAAGCAAAGTGATATATTTTGGGTGTTTGCTAAAGATGGAATTGAATGGCAGATTTATAAAGCAGTAGCTAAAAAAAAGGACTTTGTCCTGCAAACATTTAAGAAATGGCAAGTAAACAACAAACCAAAGTCATAAAAGAAATGGAGGCAAAAGGTTACTTTGTGATTAATTTAATTAGGACATCAAAAAACGGCATCCCAGATTTATTATGTTTGAAAGACGGTGAAGCTATCTTCATTGAGTGCAAAGAAAAGACAGATACTTTGAAACCTTTACAGGAGTACCGACTAAAGCAGTTAAATGATTTAGGATTTAAAGCATACGTAAATAAAGCATTATGAGAATTAATTACGGTAATTTCGCCACAATTAAATAAACAGCCAATGGTTCTAACTAAAGAAATCCAAGAGTATATTCGAGTAAGGTATGAAAGCACTCAAAACATTACTCAAATTGCGGATGAGATTTTCAAAAAGTTTAAGATAGACGTTAAACCAGAAAGTTTTAGAAGAGAGGTCAGCAGGTTTATAAATAAGGCAAACCTTAAAAAACAAAATAGCGAAATCAAAAGGCTGTTCTTTGACATCGAAACAAGTTATTACATTGTGCCTACATTTCAATTTTGGAAAGTCAACATTAATCCCGATAACATTTTAAGGCAAAAGAAAATTATCTGCATAGCCTACAAATGGCAGTATGAAGACAAAGTTCACGTTCTAAAGTGGGATGAAAACCAAGATGATACCAAGCTAGTAAAAGACTTTATCCAAGTAATTAAACACGCTGATGAGATAGTGGCGCACAACGGTGATAAATTTGACATCAAAGAACTTCGCACAAGGGCAATATTAACTGGCAATTTAATGTTTCCTATTTATCGCACACTTGACACGCTAAAGAAGTCACGCCAATACTTTCGCTTCGCTAGTAATAAACTTGACTATCTCGGTAAGGTGTTGAATGTAGGGCGCAAACTTGACCATGAGGGCATGAAGTTGTGGATTGACATTTGCGAACATAAAAATAAGGCTTCACTAAAAAAGATGGTTGAATATTGTGTTCAAGATGTGGCAGTTTTAGAGGATGTTTATATGGTTATGTCACCGTACATTTACCACAACACGAACATGGCAGTTTTGAAAGGCGGTGAAAAGTGGCATTGTCCAGAATGTGCGAGTGACAACGTGCAACTATCTCACACCGATGCAACGGCAATGGGTTACATCAAACGCCACATGAAATGTAATTCGTGCCGCAAGTTTTATAAAATATCCAACCGTAGTTACATTCGGATGCTCGAAAACATTATGTTCAAATCGATAAATGATAAATAATGGACCAGCTATATCAATGGACTTTTCAAGTATTAGATTATAAAAACTTTGAAGGCACTAACATTGTGGTGTATGCACCAACGTACAAAGATGCGCTCAGAAAAATACGAGATTTGAAATTGCCACAGCTATTGACCTTTGACGAAATAGAAGATGGGGTGAAACTGATCCAAGTTTATGAAATGGACTTTATTAGTGAATTAGAACAAGAAGAAGTATCTGAACCCGAAGAAGAATGACATAATGTGCAATACACCGCACTTTTGCGGTTAATGAATGATTAAGCTAACAGAAATAAAATTAATTACTATTTTTGACCCATGCCAATACCTAAACCAAAAACCAACGAAAGCAAAGACGATTTCATTCAGCGTTGCATGAGTGATGATGTTATGGTTAATGAATACAAAGACGAAGCGCAAAGATACCGACTTTGTTTGTACAGCCATGCAAATGATTTAAAAGCGCAGAAAGAAATCTTAAACGCTGAAACGTACAACGATTACCCGAAAGCCGCAACCGAGAACGCTAAACGTGCATTGAAGTATAGGGATGAAAGTGGCAACCCGAAAGGATGCGGAACTTTAGTTGGATGGGCAAGAGCAAACCAACTGGCGAACAGAGAACCAATTAGCCGAGATACGATAGCACGAATGGCATCATTTGAACGGCATAGGCAAAACAGCAAAGTACCTTACAAAGATGGATGCGGTGGTTTAATGTGGGATGCGTGGGGTGGTGATGAGGGCGTTGCATGGGCACAAAGGAAATTAGAACAGATAGATAAAAAATAAAAAACAAAAGCGATGAAGAAAATAGCAACTAGCAAAATCAAACTAAATCCAAACAATCCAAGATTAATTAAAGATGACAAGTTTAAAAAGTTGGTGCAGTCAATAAAAGACTTCCCCGAAATGCTTGACATTCGTCCGATAGTGGTTAACGCTGATATGATTATACTTGGTGGCAATATGCGCTACAAAGCTTGTGTAGAAGCAGGATTGAAAGAGATACCAGTTATTGTTGCTGACAAACTAACCGAAGAACAGCAACGTGAATTTCTTATCAAAGATAATACTAGCGGTGGTGAATGGGATTGGGAGATGTTAGCAAACGAATGGGATGCTGAGGAGTTAGGGGATTGGGGATTAGATGTTCCAACTTTTTCACCAGCAGTTGATTATTCTATTCTTGATGATGAAGATGTTTCAAAGCAACTTGAAGAAATGACTGATGGTGTTAAGAAAGCTATACAGATTGAATTTGAAGCAGAACACTATGAAGAGGCTTATGCACTTGTAAAGTTTTGGAGAGACAAAGGCGGTTATGTTGGTGGAATGATAATGGAATATCTTAAAGAAGAAAAAAATAAGATATGAAATTAAACAAAGGAGAAATCAAAGGAATTAAATTTTATTACAGAGATGGGATGTCAGATAAAAAAACATTTGATGAAGTTTTAGGTAATGAAGTTTATTTAAAGAAATCAATGACAATTCAAGCAGGTGAAACTTGGATGGATTGCGGTGGCAATGTAGGGGCATTTACTTTATTAGCTTGTTCAAAAGGTGCAAAGGTTACAGTTTATGAACCAGACCCTTTTAATTGCGAAATGATTAAAAAGAATTTAGAACTAAATGGATTTACTGCAGAAGTGAAACAAGCTGCATTAGTCCATAATGACACTAAAGAAATCATTTTATTTATTGGCAACAACGGCAATGTTTGGAGAAATTCAATAGTGAAGAAATGGAATAACAAAGGAATAAAAGTTCCTTGTTTAAATTTTGAAGATGAAGCTAAAAAATTTGATTGTTGCAAAATGGATATTGAAGGAGCTGAAATGTTGATTTTAGAAAATACAAAAAAAGTATTTAAAAAATTAGTTTATGAATGGAGTTTCGATATTGATGATAGTTTGCCGAGATTTTGGAAAATTATTGAAAAACAACAAAAGCAATACAACGATTTGAAAGATATTGGAAATACAGCAAAATTCAAAACACGTGATTATGATGTTTGGCAAAAAAGTTGGTTTCCAGCTTGTACAAATGTTTTCGCATTTAATAAATAATATATGAAACGTATAGATTTAATTGAAGTAAAGCATAATCGTAAAATTGGAGAAGCGTGTGAATATATTGAGCCTAATGTTACTGAAGATTGTATCTTTTATGCAGATGGCGAACCGATAGGTTTTTACCTTACGAAAATGCCTGAAAAAATGTGCAAGTTGGCAGACTTAGCAAATGCAGAATTTAGAAGTAAAAACGTAAAAAAAACTTTATTGACAAGAAGAACAGGAGATGGTATTGATGAAAAAACTGGAAACTTTAAATACAAAAATGAAGTTGAGCAATTAAGTGCAATAATAGGAAGTATTCCACCAAAACCTCATATGTCAAGACCATATCCATCAATTTCAAGTGTTCATTTAAATAAAAAATCAGAAACTTTTATAAAAGCAATGTTATTACTTGCAAAGGAAAGTGAGCAGTTAATAAAAGAATTATTACCAACACAATATGAACATCAAGTTGAATTATTTAAAGATGTGCCACAAAAATGGAGGTTTGGAAATTTATTTACAAGTTCAATTTCAAACTATAATATTTCAGCACCATTCCATAGGGATACTAAAAACATAATTGGAGCAGTAAATGTTATTATTTGCAAGAAACATAATTCAAAAGGAGGTGATTTGCATATACCCGATTACAATGCAACAATAGGACAACAAGATAATTCTATTTTGGTTTATCCAGCGTGGAGAAATGTGCATGGAGTTACACCGATTATCCCTACATTTGAGGGCGGTTATAGAAACTCATTGGTGTTTTATCCGCTAAAAGCATTTAAAGGATTAACAGAGAATTAACAATGAATAAAAACCCGAACAAAGAAAACCTAAAGCCTTTCAAAAAAGGCGAAAGCGGAAACCCAAACGGCAGACCTAAAAAGCTACCCGAATTGGATAAACTATTGGCTGATGTGCTTGGCGAAGAAAAGGACGGCATAACGGCAGGTGAGGCGATTTTAAAGGCGTTAAGGGCGAAAGCTAGTAAAGGCGATGTGAGGGCAGCGGAGGTGCTTTTAGACCGAGCATACGGCAAAGCAAAGCAAACAATGGACGTTTCTGTTTCAAAGAAGAATTTACCCGAATGGCTAAACGAGGAAGATGAAGAATAGTAATCCAAACTTTCGCTTTTTAAAAAAAAAGTTAAGTCGCAACGGATAACACTTTTGCAAGGTGGCACAAGGTCGGGGAAAAGTTACTCGGTTATCTATTACATCATTTGGCTATGTGAGAATTACACAGGGCTTGATATAGACATAGTTCGTGATACCTTTACTGCTTTACGTGCAACGGCTTGGAAAGACTTTAAAGACGTTCTAATTGAGTGTGGCGTGTATAATGATTTGCACCATAACAAAAGCGAACACTATTATAATTTGCACGGCAATATAATAAGCTACTACGGTGCGGACACTCCTGCAAAGATACACGGACGCAGCCGTGACTTCATTTGGATAAACGAGGCGCACCAGTTCCCACAAGAAACAATCGACCAACTATTCCCACGAACAAGGCATAGAATTATTTGCGATTATAACCCTGCTTTAGGTTTGGAACATTGGCTTGACCCTTACATTGAAAAATATCCACCGCTAATAACCACCTACAAAGACAATCCATATTTGACCCAAGCGCAGATTGAGGACATCGAAAGCAGAAAGTCAAACCAATATTGGTGGACAATTTACGGAAGCGGTGAAAGGGCAAACCGACAAGGCGCAATCTTCACCAACTGGACACATGGGGAGTTCGATAATTCTTTGCCATACGTTTACGGTCAAGATTATGGCTTTAGTGTTGACCCGACAACTTTAGTCAAAGTGGCGGTTGACGAAAAGAAAAAGATTATCTACGCTGATGAAAAGTTTTATTCAACCGTTGGCATGGGTACAAACGAAATATTCGAGGCAAATAAACAAGCCACGAAGCCGAATGAGTTAATCATTGCGGATAGTGCTGAACCTAGATTGATAGACGATTTGAGACGAAAAGGAACGAATATAATACCATGCGAAAAGGGTGCAGGAAGTGTGAGCGCAGGGATAACAAAGATGCAAGACTATCAAATAGTGATAACACGAACATCGCACAATTTACGAAAAGAATTATCTAACTATATTTGGAACGATAAAAAAGCAGGAATACCAGTTGATGCGTTTAATCATTGCATTGACCCACTACGATACAGCACAATGTATTTAACCAAGCATAAAACAAGCACAGGAATAAGAAAAAATAGTCTAATATGATACAAGGAAAAATAAACGAGGAACTAATTAACATCCCGACTAATTGGGGCGATGTGCCTTTTAAGAAGTACATCGAGTTTCTAAACCATGAAACAGCACTTGACCAAGCTAGTTGTTTGCTAGGTGTACCGACCACAACATTAAACAAGCTAAACAGCGAAGCACTAGGGGCGTTGTTTACGGCATTGCAGTTTATGCACGAGCCTCCAAACGCTTACTTAGAAAAAGATAAACAAATTGACATTGGGCGTGAAAGCTACGGCAAACTAGAGATGGCGAAGTCTTTACTCCTTCAACATGACAAACCGAAGGACGCTTTGATTGGCATTGCGAAAATCTACACCGACATTGATTTTAGCGAAGTGCCTACTGATGAGGCGAACCCTATTTGCGCTTTTTTTTTTCTGCACTCAAAAAGTTCTTTGAGCGTTATAAAAGATTGAACGACTACAAACCAAGCCAAGCGGAGGCAATAGCAAACGTGGACAGGTTCAAAAAGTTCGGAGCGAAAGCCACTATCTTTGCCATGATGGACAGATGGGGCAAAACTATTGAGGAAGTCACAAATATGCAGGCGACTTTGATTTACGATATTCTCCTTCACGACTTTGAAAAGTCCATGTATCAAAAAGATTTACAAGCCGCACAACAGCAACAGCAGAAAATGATGAGAAAATAGTATTTTTGCTTTATGTACTTAGACACCGTAAACTTCATCAAAGGCATTTGCCAAACCATTAACCCGAACGGCACGTTCTATCATGGGCGTGTTAGCGATGCGAATTTAGCCATCAAGGACAACCCGATGCCACAAATACACCTTTATCCGTTTCGTGTGCAAAACCCGACCAATATGGGCGTAGACGTGAACCCAAATATATTAATGGCATTTTTGTTTGACGGTTCGCCTCACGATGGGGCAGATGACTTGTTAAACAGCACAGACGAAGCCGACACCATGCAAAGACGGTTTCACCTAGCTTTACAAGGTAGCGGTAAGATAGTGAGCAACTATGAAGCAGAACCGTTTTATAAGCAGTTTAGCGGAGTGACAAACGGAATGTTCGTGAGATTTCAACTTCAAATCAAATCCAGCAAAGTTTGTGAGCCATGATTAACTTAGAGGCGAGATTAAACGAATTAGGGGTCAAATTAACCGAGCAGTTGGTGAATGACATCCAAACAAAGCTAATACAGCGCAGGGGCGCAAATGGCACGTTTGAGAGTGTTGTAAACGCAAGTGGCAAACTAGCCAAGTCAATACGGTTTGAAGTAACCAACGGAACGGTGCTAAGCATTTACGGCAATGATTATATTCAGTATCTACAAAACGGTAGAGGACCGACAAAGAACGGAGGCAATGGTGCGGTTAAACGTGCGATAAGGCAATGGATAGATGACAAAGGAATTATACCCGATGGAATAAGTAAAGATAGTTTAGCCTTCTTAATTGCAAGGCGAATACATCAAGAGGGTTCGACCATATATCAAGCAGGTGGGAGCGATTTAGTGAGCGGAATATTTAATGAAGAATTACAGCGAAGCATCGAAGCCGAGTTTGCTCAATTATTGGTGACAGAAATCCAATCCGAGATTTTTGAATTATTGGCGGCATAAATAAATAGGACACGAAAATAATAACGGCTTAGAGTTGTTTAAATTTGCAACATGAGCCGAGCCAACGACTATTTACTTTTCCAACGTCCTTACAAGTGGGTTAGCGCACATCGAGAGTTCACATGGGTGTACTCTTTACCCACACGACCATTCTTTTATTTCCCTAATAACGGTCTTATTCAAGTGGTGTTGACTTCTTCATTTAGTGCTGACCTAGAAGTGGGAAGCCGTATTTACTTTCGGAACTTTGGGGCGTTAACTGGTTTTCATGTGGTGAAGTCAATCACAAGTCAATCCGACTTTACTTTACAAACAGCCTATCCGAGTACGGTTATTAGTTCGGTTGGTGCAGGTTGTGAGTTTGTGGACTTACCTAGCGTGACCGTTTATAGCGGATGGCAAGTGGGTGAATTGATTATCGGTGGCGTTGATATGAATACGGTTCAACCTTACAAGTTAATCGCTACATTCAGACCAGAAGCAGATTTAAATGGGCGATTAAGGTTTAATCTAAGCGGCTATGCACAAGCGGCATTCCCTACGCCATACAAAATACATTACAATTTAGACGAAGTCAATTACAACATATATACAGGAACGATAACGGTTGGTGGCAAAGAGTATATTTATCTTCGCCACTTTTTTAACGGTTCATTAAAGGGTGAAAACTATGTGGCTAATAGTGGGTTAACGGTAGAAGATTTGAACCGATATTATGTGAAAGCAAACTCAATTAGCGAGTGCGGTTTTACCAAGCTATTAATTGATGGAAGCGCAGATGATAAACGAACAATAAACGAAAATCAAATACAATGGCAGTAAAAAGCAAAACACAATTAGCTTCCGACATTTCAGGGAGTACATTTAGCGCACCTCAACAAGTTATCTTGGATGACATGGTTGACAGCTACCAAGACTTAGCTATTCAGCTAACAACGGCACAACGTAACGCAATCGCAACACCAGCGAGTGGCTTACTAATATACAACACTGATAATAGTCAGTTTGAATATTACAACGGTTCAGCATGGGCGAGTATGTCGAGCGGTTTAGGGAGTACGCAATCCGTAACCGTAGCCATTGGAAGCGCACAGATATTGGCAGGGAACACAACACCAGTTCAATTAATTGCAGCACCAGGCGCAGGTTTGGCAATCATACCTATTTCAGCAGTTGTAAAATATACATACATCACAGCGGCTTATGCAACAAACACAACTCAATCAATATACTTTGACACATTAGATATTGAGGATAATCGTTTGATTTCTATATCCACTATTTTAGAGCAAACAGCAAATAAAAGTGCAATAGTTTCAGCAAGTTCGCCAACGAATGGGAATAGCATTATTGCAAACAAGGCTTTAATGTGGGCAATTCAAAACGGAAACCCGACAGCAGGGAGTGGAAGATTAGACATAACCGTTATTTATACGACAATACCTTACTAATGATTAAGAAAGTCAAGACCTACGTTAAAGACAGCACCGATAGCGGAGTGATTACTGATTACTTCGATGCGGCTATTATGCAAGGCGTGACGGCATACACATTTAACGGTTTAGGTATTGCAGGGAACTATGTGACTGAACCAGCGTGGTTTATTCCATTCGGTTCGTTTCCTTTTAGTTTGGGTTGGTATATTAATTTAGACGTGGCAGATATTGGGTTCTATTCCTTTAGTTACACATTAAGCTACGGAGCAACTGATGTAGAGTACATTGTGGAGTTAAACTTAGAAGCGTACAATCAAATTGACTTACCAACTAATTGCAATACTAAATTACTAGGTTGGTTAACAAGGCAAGGCGGTTGGGCGGTGTTTCCATTTAACGGTAACACGACTTTTGAAACGGAGATACCCGATGCAGAAACATACCAAACGCCACAATATCTAACAGCCGTTAGTGAGCGTAGAGGCGTAACCGATAGCGAGATACTTACCACTGGAGATATACCACAAGAGGCGTTAGCCTACATGGAAAGTTTAAAGCAAACCACACAGGCGTACATCGCAAACTTTTTACAAGATGGAACGCTTGAAGTTACACCAGTGTTGATTGAAGCAGGAACATTCACCAAGCGAAACACAAACGATAAATTTTTTGATGTTAGCGTCAGAATTATTTACGCTACTGAAATAACTATGCAAAATGGCTAGTGAGTTATACATCGAAGATAAATTAGTTGACTTGCCTACTGATGCGGATATCAGTATCGAATACGCCATAGCTAAGATTGGTGAAATTGAAAAGCGAAGCGGAGTAAGGTCAGCCGAGTTTACCATCCCGAAAACGGCAAAGAACAAAGCTATCTTTGAAAATCCCGATGACGTAAATAACATAGGTACTAAGCCATACAGGCGGCTAAAGGCACGTTACTATTCCAACGGTATTGACCAACAGATTTCATTTGCAACGCTAAAGGAAAGCGCACAAGGTTATAACGTCAACATTTACGGTGGCAATAGTGATTTCTTTGCGGCTTTAAAGGACGGCAAGTTAACTGATATTGATTTTAGTGCTTATGACTATTATCACACGTTGACTAACTACGTTGCAACGAGAACGGATTTAGACGTTCCACGTTCAATCGCTTTGAATGTTGAGCAACCTACTGCGATAGCTTTGGGTGATATTCGTTACCAACCACCGAGCGTTTCGATTGAGTTTATTTTAGAACAAATAGCGGCTTCACAAGATTACACGCTAAACAATGAAACGAAATTAAAATACGGTTATCCTAATCAGTTAATGGTTTTGCCGTTGTGTAAAGAGTGGTTGAGAGATTTTAACGGTGATAAATATAACTGCGAGTTTTTTGGTGATACTTTGGTTTTACCAGCTCCTGCAGCGGCTAACAAAATAATGATGCTTACTAAAATTAGTGGTAGCGATATTTATTTTGACCCTAGTTCAATAGCAACTTGGGATGGTAGCGTTATTCTAAATGATATAATAACCGTAACTTATAACATTGTAATAAATATAACGGTTACAATCGTAGGCAATATTACGATAGACGTTAATTCAATAGGCATATCAGATACAAGATTAGCGGCTGATGTGGTAGTAGGCGTAAACACTTTTACTTATTCGGGAACGGCAACACTTACACCGTCAGCATTAACAGATGATGCAAACTCAATTACCATTTCATTTTTAACGGCTGCAATTTACACCGTTGCTGATGCTTCATTAACCATTACAGATACGGTTGTAGTTACTCCAACTGAAGTAAATGCTTTACCGTCAGTTAACTTTATAAGCCGTCAATTTACAACCGTCAATAGTTTACTACCCGATACAAAACAAAGCGAATTACTAGCTACTTATTTGAAGTTGACTTGCTCACTTATTCAAGTTGATGAAGTAAACAAAGTAGTTAACATAGTACCGTTTGAAAAGCTAAATGATAATATTCCAAACGCTTTAGATTGGTCAAATAAGTTAGACCTAACCGATACGCCACAGATAACATTTGCGGTTGATGGCTACGCTCAAAGAAATCTTTGCACGTGGCAATATGATAGTGTGTTCGACCCTAACCAAAACGCAACATTCGCAAATGGAGTAATAACTTTAGATGACCAGAATTTAGATGACGAACAAGATTTAATTGAGATTGATTTTAGCGCAAGTACACAAGCATTAACAGGTGGTTTAGTTGTTGCAGACTTGCAAATATTTAATGATGACGGCACGTTTAAAGATGAAATAGACCAGCGTATTCTATTCGCCAAGTTTAATGATGTGGCGTTTACCTACACAGACGGCACAAGTAACAGCGCACAGACAACGGACATTCTTTTAACTCACTTTCAAAAGAGCGGTGAAATCAATTTAGGGTTTGATGATAATTTAATCCCGACTTTTTACCAGTCTTTTATTGATGTTTTGGATAAGGCTAAGATAGTCACTTGCTTACTACGGTTAAACGCCTCAGACATTAATCAACTTGACTTGACTATTCCTATTTATATAGAATACTTCAATAGTTATTTTTATGTGAGCAAGATAAGCGGTTATAACCCGAACAGGAACGTGAGTACATTGGTTGAACTTGTAAAACTTTATTAAGATGGCAGATACACTAATATTTAAGATTGACACCACTCCAACCGTTTCGGCATTGCAGGACGTTAACGATTTGTTGACCCAGTCTAAAACAAAGCTAAAGGAGTTGACTGATGCAGGGAAGCAACAGACCAATGAATACATTGCACAAAATGCGGAAGTAAAGGCATTAGAGAAAGAGCAACGGGCGTTAAACAATGTTTTGGTGCAACAAACTAGTGCAACAAAGATAATGACCCAAGCCACTGAAGATAACATCAAAGCAGGGAAGGCACAAGAAAACAGCATAGCAGAAAACCGTAAAGCCTATAACGCTTTATACAATCAATTAATACAAACAGCGAAGCCAACTAAAGAGCAAATCGCAACCGCTAAACAATTAAATACGGTAATAAAGGAACAAGAGGCGGCATTAGGTAACACTACTCGTAACGTAGGTAACTACGGTCAAGGGTTTAGTGAAGCAGGGAAGCAAATAAACTTATTTGGCGTAAACATTGGCGAGGTTTCTAAAGGATTAGAGGCTGCTAAAGCAGGTTTCACAGCCGCAGGGGGTGGCGTTAAAGGTTTTGGTGCGGCACTAGCTACAACAGGTTTGCCGTTGATTATAATGGGTATTCAATCCCTTATAACCGTATTTGAAAATTTTAAACCAGTAGCTGATGCGGTTGAGGATAGCACAACAGCTTTGGGCGCAGCATTTAGAGCAATAGTAACTGGTGGAAGTATTGACGATATAGTTAACTCGTCAATGAATTTATTAAACGTCCTTCGTGATTTAGAGGACACACAAGGCGCATTTAATATATCACAAGCCAAAGGTCGTGCACAAGTTGATGCCTTAATAATTGCATCAAAAGATAGAACTAAAAGCGAGGAAGATAGGCTTAAATTAATTGAGAAAGCGGAGGCATTGGAGCGTGATATTTTTGGGAAAGCAAACGTGCGAAATGTTATCTCAATAGACAATCAAGCCAAAGCACTAAAAGCAAAGTTAGAAATATCTGATGCCGAATTAAAAATATTAGCGGAGGAGGACACTCAAAGGTCATTAGCGTTGCGTAAAAGACTTGAAGATACAAAAGGATTAACCGATGAAGAATTAAAATTATACCAAACAGCTTTATTAGAACGTCAATCATTAGAGGGTGAATTAAATAAGTTCTCCGAGAAAATGATTAATGCTCGTAATAAGATAATTGAAAAAGCCGAAGCCGAAGCGCAAAAGGCGGCAGATAAAAGTGCAAAGGAAAAAGAAAAACGTGGTAGAGACGCAGCAGACGCAGCGGCTAAAAAAGCTATTTCAGACGCTAAAGCTATTTCTGATAAAGAGAAAGCAGAACAAGATGAAGTCAACCGATTAAATAAAATTGCAGACCGTAATGCCTTTTTAGAAGAGTTAAGAATAAAAACTTTGCTAAGTGGTCAAGAGCAGGAGGAGGCTTTATTTGAGTTGGCTTTTGAAAAGCGTATTGAAGACCTAAGAGCATTAGGATTAAGCGAGGTAAAAATTGAAGAAATAAAGCAAAAGGAGTTATTAGCGATAAAAGAAAAGTACGCTGAAAAAGGAACTGAATTAACTAAGTCAACTGCAAAGACAGCAGAAGAAATACAAACCGAGCAAATACAGGCTATACAAGGTATTGTAGGGGGAGCGTTGAATACTATCGGTTCAATATCTGATATACTTAGCGAGGTAACGGCACGTAAACAAGAAGAACTTGATGCGGCTTTAAAAAGTGGTGCATTAAGCGAGGAAGAATATGCTAAACAAAGTGCGGAGTTGAAGCGTAAACAATTTGAAGAAAACAAAGCTATACAATTAGCAACGGCAGTAATGCAAGGTATAAACGCCACTTTAGCGGCTTATACTTCGGGTGCTTCAATCCCTTTAGTTGGTACGGTTACAGGTCCGTTATTTGCAGCATTAGCAGCAGCATTTTCAGCAGTTCAAATTGGAATGATAGCAAGTAAACAACCGCCAAGATTTGCCACAGGCGTTATTGGTTTAGACGGTGCAGGAACAGCAACAAGCGACAGCATAGATGCAAAGTTATCACGAGGCGAAAGTGTAATAACAGCAAAGGCAACGGAGCGATTTGCGCCAGTATTAGCGCAGATGGAGATGGCAGTAGGTAACAGACCGAACTTCCAATTAGGCAATAGGAAATTTGCCACAGGTTACATCCCGACAACTGATGGGGGTTATAGCGATAGGGCAATGAGTAACGAGGTTAACAACGCTAGTACGATGGCGAAGATGTTTAGCGATAGCATAGCTAAGATGCCACAGCCGAAACTTGTTTACGATGAGTTCACTAATTTTGTGAACAACCGAAATCAGTCGGTTAATTTATCGGAGTTGTAAATTTCATTATACTTCTCAATAGCCGCTTCCCTCACAAACTTCGCCACACTTGTATTTGACTGCGGAAGTTGGCAATGATTTTCTAAGCGTTTCCACCAATAAGGCGTGAACTGCGTTTTGAGTTGTTTACTATACTTTTCTGCTTCGTCTTTTTTACTTGCCATTTGCAATAGTTTTGGTTAACTGACTAGGAATAAACAAGGCTATAATGAAAAACAATCTAACCCACTCAGACCATTGCAAAGGGTTAAGATTAGCACCAATAAAGGCGCAAAGTAAATAGCATAGTACGAACGTAACTGATGCGCTGATGTATTTGTTTCGGATTGACATGGTTAAAAAGTTTAGGACAAACATAGTTTGATTTTAGGACAAAAACAAATTGGCTTTGATATTCTCCCTTTTTTTGTACTATGAACAGCGCAACGCTTTACATTAACGGTTATATCGGTCAGCAAGGTTTCTTTGATGAAGCGTCTTTCGACTTGACTACGTTAAACAATTTCCTTGACCAGCACCAAGATATTGAAGAACTAAATGTGTTTATCAATAGCGGTGGCGGTTCAGTAACAGAAGGCTTTGCAATTCATGACCGTTTAATGTCTTTGCCGTTTACGGTTAACACAATAGTGAACGGTATGTGTGGCAGTATCGCTACGGTGATATTCCAAGCAGGTAAAAAGGGCAAAAGAAAAATGTACGCAAACAGCGAGTTCTTTGTTCACAATCCTTTTTGGATGCCCGATGCACCAAACGCAATGGAAGCAAAAGACTTGGAAGCACTAGCCGAAGATTTGAAACGTGCGGAAAATAAGATAGTTAATTTCTACTCAACTATCACAGGCAAAAGCACCGAAGATTTGAAACCAATCTTAGACCGTCAAACAACACTAACAGCAAGTGAAGCAATAGAACTAGGATTTGCAGATGAAATCATGGGCGGTGAAATTAAGGCGTTCACCAAGTACAAAATAGCAGCGTATTTATCTAATCAAAATAAAACAATTAACATGGCAGAACAAACCGAAATCAAAGCCGAGTTGACAGGAATAAAATCATTCCTTGCAAAACTCACATCAAAATTATTTAAGGCAGCAATGACCGAAACTATTGACGGCAAAGTAATCCACTTTGATGGCTCAACACTTACCGAAGGCACTTTGGTATTTGAAGACGAAACAATGTTGACACCTTTGGCAGATGGTGATTACGTTGTAGATACAGCTACTTACACCGTTGCAGAGGGTGTAGTTACAGCGGTAAAAGAAGTTGAAGTTGAAGTTGAAGATGCGAAACTAAAAGAAGCAAATGCACAAATCGAAGATTTGAAAGCACAACTTGCCGCTAAAGAAGAAATCGTAAACGAGAAAGAAACTTTGATTAACGACACTAAGAACGAAATCGTAGCACTTGCAACTAAGGTGAAGTCTTTTGAAGCATTACTTGTAACTGGCAAGAACTTCAAAGCCGAAGCAGGTCAGTCAAATAACACTAACCAAGATGCGCCAAAACTTTCAGCAATGGAAGTAATCGCTAAACGTAGAGCCGAAAAGGAAAACAAATAAATTAATAAACTAAAAACAAAAACAATAAGACATGGCAAACGCAGTAACAGCACTACCAGCAAACGGTTCGATACCATACGAGGTATTCTATAAACCGCTATTGAACGACCCAAAGATTAACGCTTTACCGTTCACAATTCACTTTGGTAAAATCGGCAAAGAATTATACTTTGATGCTGAATTTACAGATGCACCAACTATCAAGGCGACTTGTGGATGGGATTACAAAACAGGAACGCCAATCACTAAAAAGGCTCTTGACCCTTATGAGTTGGATTTTTCTTTTGAGCAATGTTATACCGACTTCGTTAAATCAATTTGGGGCGATAGCCTTCCAGACGGATGGAGAAAAGGTGAATTGACACCAGAGATTGTTGACCGTATCGTGACTAAGCAATCAAACGCTTTCAACACTAACTTACTTTACGCTTTGTTCCTTGCTGACACTTCATCTACTACTAACTTCTTGAGCGGTATGGATGGAGTTTATCAAAAACTTTTAGCAGGTGTAGCCGCAAATGACGGAACGGTTGATGCAGGTGCAATCACTGACAGCGATTTGTCTTTGACAAACATCGAAGGTACTTTGTATGGTATCTACACAGCACAGAGCGATTTGCTTAAAACTTTTGACAACGGAACTAAAGCGTTCATTGTAACTCAAAAAGTTTACGAAGCATGGAGCCGTTTCTTGCAAATCAACACCGCAGTAGGTGGTAACTTGATTGACCGTGCATCTCTTCAAAATGGTGTGACTGGTATCTCTTATCAAGGCATTCCAATGATTAACGCTAACTACGTTGACAGAGGATTAGCACTTTACGGAACAGCAGGTTCACCTCCAAGTGTAACCGACCCGAACCGAGTTATCTTGACTTTGCCTACAAACCACCACATCATGATTGATGGTAGCGGTTTTGAAAGCATCGAGCCATTCTACGACCGTAAAGAGGACAAAGTATTTTCACCAGCTAGTGCCATGATTGACTACCAATACGGCTACGGTGACTTGAACGTAATCGCAGGTTTCTAAAAAAAATTAAGGGGGTGCAAATCCCCCTTTTAATATCTTAAATAAAACATAAAATGGCAGATTGCATTGACATATTAGAGAGCATCGGACAAGGATGCGAAAAAGAAAACCAAGTTGGCGGTGTAAACCGTAGAGTTTGGGTAACGCAAAAGAGCCAAGTCGTAAGCACTACAACTGACGCTAACGGATACGTTAACACCATTACAATGGGCGTTGACAATTCGAGCGATGCTTATAAGTTGATTACGGTTACAGGCAAAGATTACACTCACAACGGTGTTATTGAAGGCGTGATTGGTGATAATACCAACACATTCAACCACAGCGCAGCGATTAAGATTTTCACAGCTACACCATCAGAACGTGCGGCAGTTGAAACATTGTTCAAAGCCAAAGATTTGATTGTTATTTTCCAAAACGAAAACGACCAAATCGAAGTTTACGGATTGGACAAAGGATTGAAAGCATCGGCATTCGCAGGTGGTACTGGAACGGCTTTACAAGATGACACAGGAATGTTGTTGACTTTGAGTGGCGAACAACGCTACTTGCCTAAATACTTCTTAAACGGAGGTTCATTGGCTACGTCAATCGCTTACTTGGACAACATCAGCAAAGCAGTAGTTTAATTCTTCTCGCTCCCTTAGTTGCATAAACTTTAGCCACTTTCGAGTGGCTATTGTTTTTTAAATACGTTTGTCTATATTTGTACAATGGAAGTGAGAAGCCTATCTTTTTTAAATGAGTTGAATGAGAATGTAATCTCAAAAGGTAGCGTAAACAATGTAAGCGGAGTAACTATCCGATATTACTATACACTAATTTTCAACAAGAAATTAAAAGGGAATTGCAGTTCATGTTTGGTTGATGCGATGGTTTCAATGCGCAAATATTATACGACTAACATAGCGAAGTACAATAGTAGTGATGCTGAGATTTTAAAGGTAAATAAATACGCTTTGACTAAAGCATTGATTGAGTTTAAGGCATTAGAGAAATATGAATTATGCGAGTTTATTAAAAGTCGGATTGATATTTATAAAAAAATGATATGAGCGAAATCGAGAAATACAGACATTGGCTTCTAAGTTTAACAAGGTTAGCCACACTTAAACACTTTCCTAGTATTTACGAGGCTACGGATAAACGCTTTGAGCGAATGAAAGCGGATAAAGTTTTCAATGGCGTGGCGTTCGTTTGGTATTTTAAAGATATGAAGTATATCGGTTGTGACTTTGATAGCTTTTGCAATAAGAAAGATGGACATGGAGTAACTGAATTAGAGCATAGCGTAAAACTATTTAGTAATGAAGTAAAACAGATATTTGCATGAAGAAAACAATTATAACCCGAAGCGCAAACGATAAACTTTACAGCCTATCAAAATCATTATGGCGTGATGACAATACTTTCGTAAGGTTGCAACAGTTTACAGGGTTTCATGGTGCGCTGACTTATCTCCTTCACATTCTTGAAAACTACAATGGCATAATCGTAAACGCTGACGAAGATTTCTTTGTTACCAATGAAGATTTAATAGACCAAGTGATTGCTGACATGACACGAAATGACTTTGCCTATTGTGGTGTTCCCGATAAGGGAGTGATTAGCCATAGAGACAAATCATTTTTCCACGTCAATCCGTTCTTTAATGTATTTAACGTGGACATGATTAAAACTAAATTGTCAAAATTTGACAACTCAAAGGTTTATGACTACGCAAACCAGTGCGAAAAGAATGGCAATGTAGATGAGCCGTTTGCAGGGTTATTCTATTGGCTACATTTGAACTTCAAACACGCTAACTTTACAAAGATAACTTCAACAGATGGTACAAGTACGGTGATAAACATTAACGACAAACCGATAGGCATACATTCATGGTATAGTCGTGAGTATGGCAAGGACGTGAAGCAGACCGAGCGAATTGATAAGTGCCTAGAGTGGGCAATAATTAACCATAATCAATGAAGTTAATAGTTCCATACCGAAATAGACTTGACCACTTAAAACAATTTGTAGAGCACTACAAAGGCTTTGACATTTTAGTAGTCGAACAAGCGAATAACGAGTTATTTAATCGTGGTAAGTTGCTGAATATAGGCTTTAATGAGTGCACTGATAAAACGGTTTGCTTTCATGATGTTGATTTATTAGCCGAAAGCCTAGCACATTACACACAGCCTATTGATGGAGCGGTCCACTTTAGCGGTTTATGTGAGCAGTTCAATTACAAAGTACCGTATGAAACTTGTTTTGGTGGCGTAACGGCTTTTGATGCCGAAAGTTTTTTGAAGTGCAATGGATTTTCAAATAATTATTGGGGATGGGGTGGCGAAGATGATGACTTATTCACCCGAACAAAGCTAAACAACATCCGCACTAAATTCGAGTTGCATAGATACAAGTCACTAAAGCACGAAAAACAACCCATTACAAGCGAATACAAAGCGAATAAAGAGCGATTGAATAGAACACAGCACACATGGGCGTTTGACGGCTTAAATAGCCTACGTTACAAGATAGTAGAACGTGACGAGATTTGCGGTGTAGAACTAATTAAAGTAGATTTGTAAACAATAAAATCAAAATATGATACCTCAAAAATTTAAACTTAAAAAAGACGTTGGCTCTATAGTATTTCGAGCAGGAACGCAAATTGTTTCTATCACTAAAGAAACGCAAATCAGCGAAGAACTTTACAACTTATGCTGCAAGTTTGGAAAGTCGCATTGCTTTGACATTATGGGCGAAGAAAAAGGTCAAAAAAAAAGCCTATCAACATCCCAGTTCCCAGCGTCTTTATCAACCTTGAACGAAGTGTCGACAGACGAGAGCGATTTACCGTTAGTGCCAAACAAGAGGCTAGAGGATGTTTCTATTCCACAGCCAAAGAAAAGGGGAAGACCCTTCAAGTCGAAAG